GGCATCATGAATCTGGCCGTCACAATACTTTGGAAACGATGTAATTAACTCCATAAAAAGGGGGCCACCCGTATAGGTGGCCCCCATTATAGCAGACTTCTGACTCCTTAAACGCGAGAGAAGTCGATCACCTGAAGGGCAATCACAATCTCGCCAGCGGTGATAGACGCAATAGCCGCATCGTTCACCTCAATGACGACATTTGTCGCCGTGGCAACCATCTTGACCGGCAGAACGCCACCCTTGATGGTCGTTTCACCAGACGCCTGAACAAACGCATCGCCAGTGTTGGCAACGGGAAGGGTCATGGCGTCAACGTCAAGGGCATCAATGAACTCGTCCGGGTCGTTTAGGGTTGTGCCAACGTCGATGACGAGAGAAGTCGAGCCAACAATGGCTGTCTTCTCCCAGACGACGCAGGACAGAACACCGGAACCGGCAGGAAGCTTGAACAGGTTCTTTTGACCACCGTTACCGATGGCGATAAGATCCGTGTGGGACAACTTAGCAACATAGTTGATAAGCGTACCAGCAGACTCATTAACTGTGAGTTGGGGCATATTATTATTAGCTGAGGGCTGTGATTTTGCCGTGGGCACCCGGATGGTTGACCAGCAGCGTGAGGGTTGTATCAACATAACCACGCTCGCCACCACCAAGGTTAGGCAGGCGTGTAGAACCGAGACCGATCAGCTCCGCCACACCATAGTAGTCGGGGTTGACAAGGTAGCCGGTATCTTTGTTTGTGGTGTCCGGCGCACAATCCGGGTTCATGTTCACAATGCTAACCATGCCGTGGTCAGACTCATACATCTCGACGGCGAGCTTGATGGTCTTGCTGTCAGCCGACTGTGTAACCTGACGATACACCGTGTTGGTGCTGCCAGAGGTACGAGCGTAGTCGGCAATGACGCGGCGAAGGGCCGTGTCAGCAACCAGGGTGAGGTTGTTGGTTGTGCCAGTCACGCGATAGATCGACGTGATGAGGTCATTGAACGCGCTCTCGGTGAGGGCACCAGAAGCGTGGATCGAGGCAGCAGGAGTGCGGTAGGCAGCCGGAACGTCCGACGGGCCAGCCGAATCAATCCAGTCACCAAGGCCGCGCAGACCGTAAACGGTGCCAGCACCGTCCTCAGCCGAGCGGTCATTTGTGGAGCACAGGGTCGCTTCCACGTCACGCTTAATCTCGCGGACGGCCTTGGCCTCAGCCTGAGCAATCTTGGCGGGACCAACGGAATCCACGGCGTTCTGAAGGTCAGAAACCATGAAGTCGCGGCGGAACTTCTGGACGTAATTGCCCAGACGAGCGCGACCGCTGAACTTGTCGGTGAAAGAGGTGACATCGGCACCCTCCGCCACACCGGCTGTAACCGGGGACGAGAGGCTGTCAACTGTCCACTCAACGAATGTCGCGCTGGCCTTGCTCTTGGGAGCCGAGGACAGAACGGGTGTTTCCTCGGGGGCGAGGATTGTCAGGATGTCCGTGAGATCTTCACGGTTGGAGACACCAGAACCGGGATTGGTTGTGTCGAATGTATTAGAAAAAGCCATGATGAATAAGTATTACTTACGTTTAGAATGTTGAAGGGCGCGGAGAGCAATAAAGTCCGTCGTAGCACCAGATGAGCTAAACCGTTGCTGAATGTCTTTCACGGCCTTGACGGCGCGTGTCTCAGGCTGCTCGCTCTGGGCGGAGCTGCTTGCCTGCATTGAAGGAGGACTAAGACGCGCAGACGGCTTTGAATCGACAATAGGCTTGCGCCCGTAAATCGAGTTGGCTGCGTGGGCCACCATGTACTCCATGTATGGCTCCAGATCGGGAACAGATTTTATGGCCTGCTTGAGAAGGGGACTCTCTTTCAGGATTTCATACTGTTTCCGCACATCGTTGTCATCGCCCTGCATCCAGTTAAGCTCTGTCTTGATCGCATCCGAAAACTGCTGTTTAACAGCAACGCGATTCTGACGGGCATTAACCTCTGCAAGTTGGGCGGGAAGGAAGTCCTTGCGAGCCTTCTGAGAGTCTCGCATAACCTTACGAACCTGGGCCTTACTATAATCCTTTCCATCAATGGTGGTTACAATATCTTCAGCACCGAGGTGCTCATTAACCCACAAGATGTCTTCTGCCCACTCAATGGCTTCGTCTATTTCCTTGGCTTTGGCCTGAAGTTTTTCCACCGTATCAATATCGCCAAAAGGATTGTTTTCAATCTTCTTGGTTTCCAGTGGATCCTTCTGCGCATCCCGCTTAACTAGTTCTTGCTTCAAAGCATTAAGCTGTTCCTCGGCCTGCTTCCGTTTTGCGGTAAGCTCACCGAATCGGGCTACTGCGCGACTGCCCAGCTTTTCAGCTAGTTCGCGCAAATCCTGCTCTGACATAGACTCTAGATCGATTTCCTTGTTTGACTTTGAAAGAACATCCGACTCCTCGGCGGGTTGCTGTTCGGACTCGGTAACGCTCTCCGCTTTGGGGGCGTTCCTTGTCTCGTTCTCAGGAACTTCCTGCGAACGATTTTCCTCAACTTCCTGCTTTGTTACCGGTTGTATAACCTTGGCGTTAATCACCTCGGAGCCAATCTTAGGCTCTCCGATAACTCCCGCCTTGGCCGCTTTGCGTTGGTGTGCATACATACCAACAGCAATGTTATCTGACTGTTCCACTGCATTTTTAACACCCGCAGCGTTGGGTGATTGGACTTCATTAGACATAGTTCGCGCCCTCTATTCGCCGGAGCGGTTGCGATGTAGCATTATAACGCACCTTTTTGGTGCATCAAAAAAACACTTTATTGGCTGCTTTGACGCTTCCTGAACAGGATGTCTTCCGCATTGCACATCTTCAGGATTTGGTCGTACGCCAAGATTTGCCCTGCAATTTGCTGCATCTTCTCAGACGGGGCATTGAACAATGCGGAGATGCAAGCCTCGCGTTCCTCGCTAACCGATTGCAAAAAGTCCGCAAACTGCGAAACGTGAGACAAATGATCCAACGATTTTTCTAGTGCCATAATTTACTGCTGCGGCATTGCCTGTGTGCTCACATTGCCCATAGCCGCTGGCTGGGTTCCAATGCGCCCAATCTGGGCGTTTTGAGACTGTTGCATCTGGAACGTGTATTGCGCGGCATACTTTTCCACGCGACCACGGAATGACTCGTCCTGCTGCAAACGCTGGGCCACATCAGGCTGCTGGGCATATTGCTGGAGGATTTGCAGCGCAATCTGCGCTCCGTTGGGACGGGCAGGCATTTCAATGCCAGCAAAGATTTTGGTGAGGTCGTCCGTAACACCCTTAACCACCTGCTGCTGCGCCTGCTCCACAGGCTGAAGAATGGCATCAGCGGCAATCGGGTCAATGGCATTGGCGGCAATGTCAATCAGCGTATCTGGATTAATGCGCCCATTGCGATCAAGCTGCATCAGGCTTACAAGCTGGTTAAGCTTTGACTCTTGTGTTTCTGGGTCGGAGTTTAGAACGTCATACCCAATGACAATATCAAAGTTCTCATCAGGGTCGCCCTTGTCAAAACGCATTGGATCGGGCACGCCGGTAACCCGGAAAAACACCTGATTGGGACCAAACCGCTGGAAGCAACGGAAGGTCATCTTGATAACCTCTTGAACGTGAGTGAGGAACTTGTCCAAGACAAACTGACGCTTGATGCCAGACAGGGGATCGTTTCCACTCAGGCCAACAAGCCTGTCCGCTACGTCAATCAGGGTGCGCTCCATCTCAACGGAGCCAGGATTATACTGTGGGGTCGGTCCAAACTGGAACTCGCCACCACGGCGGTATGGCACAAACCGGCCCGGACCCCAATCGCTTGGGGCATTGCCAACAGGGTGCATAATCGGCGGCATGGTAGCCATCGAGTTACGGTCAATGCGGCTATCCCGCTCCACCTTAACCTGCCATTGGATGCCACGCAGCATGTCGGACATGCTCTGCACGTCATAGACCCGCTTAGAAGCCTCGCTAAGACGGGTAACCACCACGGGATAGTCCTCGTATCCGTTCATCAGCTCAAACTTGGCGTAGGGCTTAACGTCGCCCATCTTGGCCGAAAGCTCACGGTGGAACACCGTGCAATAGATGCCTTCCGAATTGTCAATCGGGTCAATCAAACGCTGGTAGCCATAAACCACCTCAACCAGTTCGTCGGCCTCGTAAACAACGTCGTCCCACAAGAGGGTCTTGCGCGAGTTGTTTTCCTGTCCAATGGTGTCTACGTTAACGCCCTTGTAATGGTCAATAACGTAGTCCACCCACTCCTCGTCCCAACCCTCGGTTGTAACCTTGTTCTTTAGCTCTTGGGCCGTAAAGTAGGTTCGCCAAAAGCAGAACGGAGCACGCTGGGGATCGGTGACATACGACGGGAAAAAGAAATCGCCATCAGGCGTAAGAGCCTGAACAAGCGGGGCATCCACCTGACGACGGCTCACCGGAATCTCAGCAACACCCACTTTACGCAAATCCTTTAGCGCCTGCTTTGCCCGCTTGTCATTCACCGTTGGGTACACCGACCTAAGCATCTCAATAATCTGGTCATCAGCAGCCCCCTCCAGCACCGCCGTAGCCAAGGCAGGATCAATTTGGGCAAGCTGGTTGAGGTCAAGCCGCTGAAGGAACGTGCGGTCCTCGCGCTGCCAACCAACGTAGGTGATGGCAATGCCACGCTCAAGCAGATGGTTGCACGAAGCCTCCATCTCTTTTTTAAAACGGGGAATGTAGCTGCTCACCATCCACTTCAGGAACGAACTGATAACACGGGCGCGGCCCATGTCCCCCATCTCCACGGGGTAAGCGCGAATGTTTGCCCGCTGCATGGACGACATAAGAAGCGAGACATAGCTGTTGATCCGCTCATCAATGACGTGAGCCTCGGAATCAGACGCACCCTCCCAAGGGAAAGCATCCGAGCCATGCTTGCGAAGGTCGCGTGTTTTGCCCGGCCAGATGTTATTGCGGTCATCGTAGCTCTGACGACACTGCTGGAAGTAGGGCTCTAGGTCGGCAAGCGTGTTCTCGTATGCACGACGCAGGGCGTTTACATTCGGCTCTTTCGCTACGTATGTCAGGGCTTTCTCGTCGTTATCGGGAATCATAGATTTTTAAACTTGTCGATAAATTCACCAACGGCCCTATGCGTAAAAGTGGGATGAACCCCAATTTTTTCGCAAATGATCCGTGGCTTTAAATTGTCCGGGTTGCCCGTAAGTTCTCTGTAAAGAATCTCGAACCCCAACAGGCGGTCCACATGAGAATCAATCCAATTATCGTCACACGTTTCATCCCATGAGGGATGCGTGTCGATAGGTCGTTCCTGTATTGTCTGTAATGGCATGGACGGGGAATTTCTTGTTCTTGAGTTTACCACGCAGCTTTGGTGGAATTAAAATGGCGCGTTTACCACCAACGCCTTGTATGTGTGCATAAACCCACCGGGGGTTTGGGGCATCATGGATATACTCGGCCTGCAAGACATCTGGCGAAAACTCTGGAACGTCCAAAGCCAGCCTGATTTTTACAACGGCATCCTCGGTGAACCATGTGTTCTTCCCGTGTCCTGTGTAGTCATCGGGCGTAAGTTTCTTTGCCTTGAGCAACATCAAATCATTGACGCTAACCCCAAGCTCCTCTGCTAGTTCTGTAATTTTAACTTTCATTAGTATCCTAATCCACGTTTGGTGGCCTTGTTGTTTTTCTCGTCCACAAACTGTATGCCATCAATGGCCGCATAACGCAGCACATCAATGGGGTCTTTCCTC